TTCATTACAAGAAAAAATAAAAGAACTACAAACTAAAACTGTTGGTGATATTTATACCAAGATTACCAATAATAATACATATCATTGGTATATAATCACTATTCATCAAAAAATCTCAACAAGTTGAAATACAACAACGTATAAAAATTATTAATGCAATAAAAAAGGCATTTAATTTATGAGTGTATTTGCAAAAGACGTACTCAAGAAGGAGGTAGCTGAATTGGCAAAGGTATTTAATCTACAGGAGACCGCAATAGTTTTAGTTGAAGAACTGTTGAATGGTAAAAACTGGCACTTCAAGCGGAACAATTTAATTTGTTGCTTAGAAGAATTAGAAAACTTAATCGAACAACTACAGGCAGAGAACAAAAAGCAGCGGGAGGCCGAAATGTATACCTACGAGCAAGTAAAAAATCAGGAGAATGAAAAGTTTAAAAAAGCATTCTCAGTAGAATATCATACACGTTTGGAAGCACGTTTGGAAGCTGAAGCAGAGTTAGACCGCATGAAAAATGGCAGCAAAGAGGCTGTTTTATATGCTTCAGACTTAAGTAAAGATTTAATGGATGCGAGAAATAAGATTGTTAATATGAAACCCGTAGTGGATGCGGCTGAGATGGAAGTGAAAACTATCCAACTTGATATGGGAGGAAAGCATAAATACACAATCTCATATACAGGACAACAGAAAATAGGTGAAGCAATAAGAAAATGGAAGGAGCAAAAATGGAAGGAGCAATCATGAGTGTTAGTGTCAGTGTTGGTTATGAAGGAGCAAGCTGGATAGAACATAAAGATCCAATAGCATGTGATATGCATTGTCCTTTGTTAAGTAAAGAAAAACGTAATAATTTCTGGATTAGTAGCTGTAAGAATAAAGTTATAAATAAAGAAATAAAGACCTGCTACGGAGGATGTAAAACTGCTAAATTAATACCAGAAATAAAAGCAGTTATAGATAAAATAGTTCCAAAAAAGAACCATAAATTTAATGCAGACCAATATATAAGGGGAGCTATCTCTAATAGTAATAAGAACATCTATAAACAAAAACTTATCAATCAAAGAGAAAGAAAAATTATTGTAAAAGATATGTTATCTAAGGTTCTTGTTAAAGACACTATGAACAAGCTTGGTTGCGGAAGAACTTTAATATCTTTTTATCGTAGAATGTATAATCAAAAACTTATGAATGAAAAAGGAGAAATGCTAAATGCCTGATATAACGATCTGTATGAATAAACTATGTCCACTTAATAAACGCTGCTATCGGTTTCTAGTTAAACCATCTAAAAACCAATCATATACAAATTTCCATCCATTTGTTACTAAAGATGGAAAAGATAAATGTGACAACTTCTTGCAGATACAAGTATCAGACATACTTAAACAACTATAGGAGATAACATTGGAGAAATGTTCAAGATGTAAAAAGAAAATAACAGAAGAAACAGGTAGAAATGTGTCAATTCATAGAAAAAACTTTCAATATGGAAATATCCTTAAAACTATTTATTGTAATGCATGTCATAAATATAACAGAAAATATAAAGGAAGAACAACTGAAGAGATACGATTAGAAGCTAAAACAACCTGCAAAGTATTTAGTCAAAAAGAGATAGATGCTGTAACAGCGCAATACAACAGGAGGTGTAATGCTAGTTAAACTTATTCTTCCATTATTTGTCTGGAACAGGAAGAAAACTAAGGCAGATAAACGTATTTACCTTAATAAGAATATAGAAAGAAAGTTACATTATACGGTCTATAATAAGATCAAGAAGGAATATGTTGGCATTGTATCAGAAGCACTAGGTAAGAAGTGGAAACCTATACCGCATGGGTCTAAAGTAAAATGTACTTACACTCTTTATCCAAAATCAAAACGGCGAACAGATTTGGGGAATCCGTTAAGCATAGTTTGCAAATTTACAGAGGATGCCCTTGTTGCACTTAGCTTTATGGAAGACGATAATTACAACATTGTCAGTGAAATTGTTTTTCTGTTCGGAGAAGTAGATAAAGAATCTCCCAGATGTGAACTTGTCATTGAAGAAATTGAACAATCAGACATACCTACATGCTAAATTAACCATCAATAAGCAAGGATAACCTATATCTAACGCATATTAAACAAAAAGAGGATACATACTATGGGTCCAGACCAAATGCATGAAGAAATTGAAATACCAATACCAGTTGGGAAAGAAATATGGACACTTGGATGTGATAAACATAACTACATCTTAGGAAGAAAATCATTTAAGAAAGCATATGGAAAGAAACCAGATAGAATTGAATTTGATCAAAACACAATGTCATTTCATAGCAGTATCGAATCTGCTCTAAAGCAAGCTCAGAAACTTATGGTTAAGAACACTCCTATAAAAACATTTGAAGAACTACATGCTGCTATTAAGAAAACAGGTGATCAATTAATTGGTATGTATGAAGGACTAGAAGAAAAATTATGAACAGGAGAAGCTTCATTAAAGCTTCAGTTATTGTTGCTATTATTGCTGCAAACCCTTCTTATTTATTAAGTAAAAGCAGGAAATTTGTAACAAAAGAGCATGGTATAGCTGTCACAATACCAATAGATATATCAAAGAAAGAAATGGAAAAAATTATTGTTGAAGAGTTACTACCAAATGCCAGAGAACATGTTGGTAAAGATGTTGTTATTGAAATCAGAATGAAAATACCAGCTAACCGGGACAGAAATAGCGGAATTGCTTGGTATACAAATAAATATGTTTGCAAACTTGAACCAGAAAAACTAAAAGAACCGATTGACATGAATGGATATATTTACTGTGGAAGAGTTATTACATAATTTGAAACAGTACAGAGAGGAGAACTATAAAAATGTTATGTCCTAATTGTGGTTGTAAAATGTATTCTAATATTTGTAATTGTTGTGGGTATTGTGATACCTGAATCTATCGACAATATAAGGTTATTGTAATAACCTATAGAAAGTTATTAGCGCAATTCGGTGGTAATAGCTAACTGTTATGGCTAGAGACTCCTAACCCTCCTTGGGAGTCTCTAGTAATCTTTATGGAGAATGTATGTATTACGTATATGACGATATAGGACAACACATAATCAAGGTTCACCAAGAACATCAGGAAGCCACCTCAGAGGGGCAAGAACCCACAAACTCCTCCACACTAGGGTATCAGGTGGGGTTGAAAAAAGATGGCTCTCAATCAGACCATTACAGCAAAATGAAGATCCAATCTGCTGCTTTCTTTTTAGCTAATATGTCAGATGAAGAACTAAAAGGAGTATTGAAATTCAACATGCTCAGATATTCATGGAGAGACAAAGAAGACTTCCTAGAAGATATAGATAAAGCTAAACATTATATTGAAATGATAACCCAAGAATTAAGGAAAAGAGATGAATAACAAAACCCCTACAAATATCCATAATATACCAAAAGGAATATATGATGCTATCAATACTGATTTTTATACAAATCCAAATGATAAATTCAGTCATTATTCTGCCACGAAACTCATATCTCCAATACAAGAAACAATCCTAGTAAAACGACATGAAAAAGAAATCCCACCATCAGACATAATGGATAACTTCAATGCTTGGCGAGGATCTATTATCCATAATGCTATTGAGGCTGCTGCTAAACTAGACATGAACTACATAGAAGAACAAAGATTCTATGCAACGGTCTTAGGCAAAGTAGTTAGTGGCAAGGTTGACTGCTACGACATTGATAAAAAACAAATTATTGATTGGAAAACATGTGGTCTATGGAAGCTACAGAAGAATGATGTACGTGCTTGGGAAGAACAAGCAAACATCTATGCCTACCTAATGGGACAAGAAGGCTATGAAATAAAGTCACTAAAAATCACTGCTATCTTGATGGATTGGAAGAAGACAGAATCAAAATACAAACCAAACTATCCAGTATGTCAGATTGTTCCTATTGATTTAAAGCTATGGTCTACATATGAACAAGAAAGATTCATCAAGCAACAGCTAATCTACTTAAAAGCTGGGCAAGACTTAACAGCAGATGAGCTATATAAAGAGCTGCCATGTAGCAAGTATGATCAATGGTCTACATACCAAGATACAGCAATAATGAAGAAAGGATCTACAAGAGCAACACGTAAGTTTTTTAGCAGAAAAGAAACAAAAGCTTTTGTAGAAGAAAATGTACAATATCTAAGTTCAGAATATGAAATTGTTGACAGGTACGGACTACCAACTAAATGTATTGATTATTGTTCTGCTGCACCGTTTTGCTCTCAAAGAAAAGCAGAAGAAGCTGCAAGAACTGGGAACATAAATATTAAAAAATTAACTTTTTAACAATTATTGGATTAGAAAATGAAGATATGGGCATGGTAGAGAAATAAAGTCCTCTATCCCTGTCCATATCTTACGAAGCATCTTTAATCACTGAAGTTCTATTTCCTGAACCATCAACCTCAGCAATAATCCTATCAGTTAAATCATCAATACCCTTAAATGTTACTGTTCCAGTACCAGCTCCTGATACTGTACCAGCAAGACTAGCTGCCATAATTTTGAGTATTTGTTCTGCTGATAATTCTGCTTCTAAATTTTGTTCCCATACTGCTGCTGCAAATGACTCTGCGGTTATAGTTGCCATAATCGCCTCTAATTCTGTAACTCGTAATGTTAATCTTTCTAATTCTGATAAACTACTAAGTGTTCCAATAGAAACAACAGGAGTTAAACTAATTTCTGGGATTGCAAAAGAACCAATCGTAGAACCAACTAAATTATTTGCATTAACAACAGGAGTTAAATTTAATGACGAACAAATAAAACTTCCACCAGATATCCCTACAAGATTACTTGCTGAAATAGCAGGGGTTAAACTAACTTCTGGAATTGTAAAACTACCAATTGTAGAACCAACTAAATTATTTGCAGAAACGACAGGAGTTAAACTAACTTCTGGAATTGCAAAAGAACCACCAGTTACACCTGATAATGTAACTGCATCAACTATTGGAGTAGTTGAAACATTTGGCTGTATAAAGCTACCTACCTGTATCCCTGAAAGAACATTTGCTACCACTACTGGGGTTGTCGACATACTAGGGATAGTAAATGCCCCATCTGATCCTACAGTCCCTGAAAGAGATGGTGCAGTTATAGCAGGCGTGATACTTAATACAGGTTGTGAAAAACTACCAATTTGTATCCCTGAAAGCATTGATGCTACAACAATTGGAGTTGTTGAAATAACTGGTAAACTAAATGTTCCACCATCGTCAACAGCTACACTAAAACTTTCTACAAACTGTGCTCTGGATGAAGCATCAAAATACTTTGTAAATTGTGCATTAGCCATTACTGATTATTCTCTCAGTAAACTCCGTATCTATTTTAGCTGGAGTTAAATTCGCAGTATTCAACAAAACCAATTTTTCAAGATCATCCATTTGATCTAGTTTTTTTATTCGCTCATCTGTCCAAAGTTTTTCAGCTACATGAAAATAAAGATAAGCAGCGGTAGAAGTATTAAACCATTTCCACCCGCCTGTTTCTTTCATGTCTATCAAGTTTTTAGCTTCTTTTGTTAGAGTGAAATCTTTATGTTTAACAAAATTTGGAGCATAGTATAATTCAGTTTCTGTTTTTTTCTTGTAAAATCCAGCACTCATAATGACTCCCTATCCCGTTACCGTCCAATTTTTTGCTGTTGCTATTGTTGGATCGTCGGATGCAGTACCCCAATTCCCTGTAACCGTTATTGTTTCATCTGTTACAGTGGCTAAATTTGTATATATCTCATCCAGCGCATCAGGGCCAAGGTTACAATTTAGATAACTAATATCAACTTCTGTTCCTGAGAATGCTGCCCGGCTCAGAGAATAACAACCGCTGAACATATAAGACATAGACTCTACTGAAGAAGTATCGAATAGTGGTACTGATTGTAGAGAATAACAAGAGATGAACATATTATAAAAAGTTGTAACTGAAGAAGTATCGAATAGTGGTACTAATTGTAGAGAATAACAACCGTTGAACATATAAGACATAGACTCTACTGAAGAAGTATCGAATAGTGGTACTAATTGTATAGAATAACAAGAGCTGAACATATAAGACATAGTTGTAACTTCTGATGTATTAAATAATGGGACTGATTGTAGAGAATAGCAACGGTTGAACATAAAAGACATAGACTCTACTGAAGAAGTATCGAATAGTGGTACTGATTGCATAGAATAACAATAGCTGAACATATTATAAAAAGTTGTAACTGAAGAAGTATCGAATAATGGGACTGATTGCAGAGAATATCAACCGTTGAACATATAAGTCATAGTTGTAACGGCGTGTTCCCCTATCACACATTGCTCCAAAAATGTTAATACACTCAAGTCAAGTGTTTCCAAATAACTTCCGTTAATGTGCAAATCTAACCAAGGTGCTTTTTGACTAGATTGATATCCAGACACATCCATATCAAGATCAAGTGCTGTTAAATTATTGGCGGCCTGGGGAGTGATAGTCACTACTGCACATTTGTATAGGGGATAAAATACCGTTCCAGATCCATCATTCGTTAATGTTACAGCAGCTCCGTCGACAGTCGTTGCAACTTTAAATGTATTTGCAGCTGCGTCTCTAACATAATATCTAGTATATGTTGATATGCCGGTTGTAGTTGTGATACTGGCAAAATTTATGTGTTGTCCATCTTGATAACCATGTCCAGTGCAATTTACGATATCCGTAGCTGCTGTAAATGTAACGCTTTGTGTATCGGATCTTCCCATAATTGCACTGTTGGCAAAATCAGCATCATCATAATCATAAGCATGTGTTATGGAAGTGCCTGACGCAACATCTTCACTGGCTCCATCACCCCAGACAACATGATAAGCCGCAGAACATCGCAAAATAACTTTATTGCCATCAGTTTCCCTATCGTAAACGGCAAATAAACCTGATATTTTCTGCACTCCATCACTATTATCCGGTAGACTGGGCCAGTCTACAGGACGAATCCATCCTGAATCATAATAATACATATCAATGCCGGATTCGATATCTGACGTTGCCACTTTTCCGGAAAATACCAAGCTATCTTCGTGGTCACTGTCATCTAGTTTATAAAGCAATAAAAAACCACTACTACCAACTGTCAAACCAGATACATTAGATAAATCTAGGTTAATATAACCCGTCGCATCCGTAGTTACAGCATCAGATCTGCCAGCAGGTTTTGACCCATCCTTGGGCTCTTCAACATCCCACCATAATGCCTGTATATTTGATAAGCTCGCTTGCTGAGTTGCCCCATCGAATAATTGTAAATTTACGCCTATCATTTATTACTCCCTTAAGATGGAGTTGGGATTGTAATTGGGTCAGCAACACCAGAAGTCATAGTTTGTCCATCTGTAGCTGTTTGTGGATCTGCTGATTTATCATCAACAGAAATAAGTACAGCACCAGTAATGGAATTTGTTGCACTTGCCCAGACTGCTGAATAAGATGCAGGACCAATACTCCCGCTATCAGCTGTCCATACCGCATCTGCACCATCTAAAACACCAGCAGTATTAGATAATGATAAAGTTTTAGTTCCACGAGTATAGCCAAACTCTGTAGCCAGTTCTCCCCGAACTCCTGCTGAATATGTGTCAGCAGCTACAAGCCCACCTGTATCATCATGCAGTGTTATCCAGTAATAACATGCTGCAAGGTGCGTCGCAATAATGTCTCGTATTCCCGTTGAAGCTGTAAAATCTGCCATTTTTAAATCTCCTTGTCACCTTTAGTTATATGTCCTTTGAAAAGAGGACACGGTAGTTTTCCTAAATCTTCTTTATCTGGGTGGTACGATTCAAAGTATGGACATATATTTCCTATATTTTTTGGTAATACTAAGTAATGGTGCTTACAGAAAGGCCACCAATACTTATGTCTTGTACGTCTAATAACAATATAGTCACCATTACGGAAATGTCTCCAGAGTGCATATATGAAACAGTTATTTACCTTCATCATCTTCTATCGCATTCAAGAAATGTCCTTTTAATATTGGAACTCTACTGAGTATATTGTAGAGCAACCACCAAAAAACAATTTTATATTCCCACTTAAACAGTACTGTATTGTTATTGGCTCTTTTATACTTACCAATCCGGCTACTCACAGTCTCATCTTCAGACCCGTTAAACAAGAATAGGTTAAACCCTTGCGAAATCCAACAACCTAAACGACCTATCCAAGTTTTCATTTTAACTCTTTATCCAGACATTTTTAATGTGTAATAACAATAACAGCAGCAGCACCAAGCATGAACCAAACCATCGCCCTGACCCAGGCAGGTTTACTAATTAAACCTTGCATCATTAGACGTTTAATTTTCCCAAAATCCTGATCTAATTCTTGCTGTATTTTTTCAAGTTTCTTTTTTACGTTAATGTTCATAATAGATCTCCTTTATTTCTAATTTGTTGTTCTTTTAACAACTCTTCAAACCATTGGCTGTTACAAATAGGATGATGTAACCCTACGGAAAAACACCGAGCACAATACTCTTTAGAAGTGTTAGCAAAAACACATTTCCCTGGACGACTTAAAGACACAAAATTATCCATCTGCTGAACTATTCGGAAATATATTAGTGGTTCTACACAAAAATGCTTTGTTATGACTTTCTTGTTGCGCTTTCAAAGATATCAATACTTTTTCCCGTTCATCACACCGCATAGTATTTTCACCTACTCTTTTTTCCACCTTGCTAATCCTATGACCAAACCCATTCAAACGTTCATTATGATTATCATGTTTCTGGAAAAGTTGCCGATTTTGCTCTACCAAAACCTCAATCTTATCTACCAGTCTGGTAATTTGACTTTTTTCCACCATGTTCTGTTTAATTTCCAATTCTTTATGAAAGTTTTCTTTCATTGCGCAAAAGTCTTTATGTTGGTTTAACAACCTGTTAAACATCCATGCGAAACCACCAGTTCCAGAAATAATTATAAGCATAACTACGGGAATGTTACTGTGGCACCAAACCTCCCAAGCACGATATGTGTCCATTTATTTGCCCTTTTTAGAGATAAGCATCTGTACCAATTGAGGACCAAAATAAAATATAATGATGGTACAAAAAACCCATCCTAATTCAAATACAGAAGCAATTTTCAAAACACTCCAAGTTACAGGCGTAAGTGCCCACCCATCAACAGTCACTGTAGTAAGAGACTCAAACCATCCAAACGTAGAAGATATCTCAGCCCAGATACAAATCCAGATCATTGTTATAAGATTTAGTATGATAAAGGTAGAAAGGATGCGTCGAGTGATAGAACGGTAGGCTTCAGAGGATTTCATCGCTTCCACCATCCTTAGCCAAGCAGCCATTGCATTAGCAGTCGCAGCAGCCTTACCTATTGCTTGTTCTTCTTTGGTGTAGACAAGCATATCCACACCTGAACTAATATCTTTAGCAAGTGCTGATGCAGTTGGGTTAGAATTTATTAGACCTAAAGCTCCGCCTATTGCTGAAAAGAATCCCATTATATTAGCTCCTGTATTTTTTGCATAAACCTAGTTGAGAGTTTTTTTTGTTTCGATCACATAAAATAAAATAATTACCATTACTTAAACCTATTATGAAAGGAACTTATGAAAAAAGCAAACATTCCATCACAGTTCACCTTGGGGGGGATTCCATTTCAAGTACAAAGAAAAAAAATTACTCTTGACGACAACAGAATGGCAGGAGCAGCAGACTACAGAAACCAAATTGTTTATGTAGATGCTGAAAATGGAACAATAGAAAGTATTGAACAAACTTTTTATCATGAAGCACTCCATTGCATTATGCATATCCTAGGTAAATATGAGTTACGTGACGATGAAGAATTTATAGAACAAACATCACAACTTATATATCAACTTATCAAAACTTCTAAGTAATATAGTGGGGATTTATGTCTCCTCTACTTTAGAAACTATGTATAACATTGTTGCTTTATTCTTTTCTTTCTGTGAATGATCTTTACTATTTATATAGTTATAATACTTCTTGGTTATAATTCTTTTTGACCTATCTTTTTCTGAATCAGTCATTACTTTCCAGCCTGCAAGAGCATGAAGGATACTTGCATTCCTTAAGTCTCTAACAATATAATCTACATAAAATCTATTAGGTTGTCCATCTATGACCTTGTAGCGACTAATAGCATTGATAGCTTGTTTATCAGTAAGTCTTTCAGGAATCATATCTAGTAGTGGTTGCTTGTTACCTTTAGCATATTTATAAGCAGCCCTTCTAACATCATCACGATCCTCTGCTTTCTCAATCGGTACAGCATTCTCTGAGAATGTAGCTCTTTTAAGTTTATTAAGCTTAAGACTTGCCCTAGAATGTTTAGCAAAAGCAGGCGCATCAGTAAGACCACTTATCCTCATAAGAGGCAATTTAGGATCAAACCCAACCTTTTTGAAATCACTCATCATCGTATTAATAGAAATAGGAGGAGTAAAGAGAATATGAGCAGCGTACTCAATAGCCTTAATTGGAAGAGGATGATCTTCATTTACTATCTGTACACCTCTCCAGTTCTGTCCTTGGTACGCTTCTATGCTCTTACTCAAGACACTACTAAATCGACCAGTAATCATCTTAGTTGCTTCTGGCTCTGAACCATCAAATCCTAAATGATGGAAGATCTTTATAAACTCAGTTGGGTAACCAGGAATCAGTAACCGCTTAGAAGGATCAGCAGCTTCATACCTTGGGAACATAAGTCTGTAGAACAATGGAATGTCTTGATCATCTTCTACCAAGTCATCATCATCACCAGATACAAGAGCAAACAATGAAGCATAGGCTATAGAAGTAACAGCATGAACAAACATAGCATTAAGAAACCACATACCCTTTTCTGTTAGTCTTACATTTTGTCCATCACCTTTAGTAACAGCCCATCCTGCTTTAGCAAAGTCGATACCTGTTTTACCTAGAGCAAACCATGAACCTGTAAACCAAGTGAATGATCTAAATGCAAACATCAAAGAAGACTTCAATGTTGGGTCCATCCAATTGTTCTTCCAGTTAACCTCACCAAATCTATCTTCAGTAAACTTAATTACATCCCATGCTACTTGATGCTTTGTTTTTTTACCCGATTCAATATCAGCAGCATCACGTTTAAGATTCTGAGTATACTCATCCATAAATACTTTCATCTTAACCATTGGGATAGTCTGTTCCATTAACCATTCAGACATACCCTGCATACCAGCGTACTGAACTGTCTTAAGAGCAGCAAAGGCTTCACGTAATGGACCTTCTGGTATCTGATTTATTGTTTCTTGATAATGAGCAGCAAATGATCCACCTATCTCTTTTACTATCCCTCGGACTGTGTTGTGTCCTTCTTGACCAATATAAGCATGACCTTCTTCAAACATCAGTTGTTTTTTAACAGGTAGGTACTTCATCTTGCCATGGCTATAGAGACTTGTACGTAGATCAGCATCTTGACCTACAATCCCACCTTGAGAAAAGAACATAGAGACAATATCTTGTATATCAGCATCTTCAGTACCAAAATACTTATCAAATAATTTCTTTACTTTTGGATCGTTTGCAAGATTAGGATCAGCCATAACAGCACGAACTAAAGCATTGACCTCTCTAGCACTTCTAAACCCTTCCCACATAGCAGCAGCAGGGTTAAGAGCATTGATCTTACCTAAACCCTTAGCCTTGCGAAAACGAGTAGTCATTGTTGATGCAGTCATTTCTGGAATGATTGTCATTAAGTGGAATGTAGAGAAAGCAAATTCAATAGCAGTCAGTTGATGTTTCCAATCAAGAATCTGTCTACCTGAGATACCAAATATCTTTAGGTTTTTGAAACGATCAGAAGCAACAGTTGTCTTAAGCATACGAGCAAGACCTTTAGAGAAATAAACCTGTTCTAGGGATACTGGCTTTGTTTGCATAATGAAATGAGGTTTAATAACAAACATATGTGAAGGATCTGTTCTCTTATCCATGAAATGAGCAACTAATTCTTCTGCTCTTTCTTTAGAAGTTGTTTCAGAAAGCTCTTTAGGTAGTTCACCTTTACGCTCTAAATATACTTTCCAGCCTGATAAAGTTTTCTTTTGATCAACAGAAGTCTTAATAAGTTCAACCTCTGCATCTATTTGACTAGCAGCAGCTAAAGCAGCTTCTTCATTGTCATAGATATCTTCTTCTAAAACACCATCTACCTTAAGCTGGAATCCTATCCCTGCATCTTTATCAGTTAGAACACTAAAAGCAAGATCATCAACTCCGTACATGTTTTCTTTTTTAGCTTCAAAATCATCTATGAATTTTTTACCAACACCCATGCTAATTGCAATATCAATAGCCTTACGAGTATTAACCATACGTTCAGTTGCTTCCATGTATCCCATCATCATCTTGATAGGATCTATGGTCTGGTAGTTCCTACCTGACTTCTTAATTTCTTCTACAGACTTATCCCTATTTTTCTCTTCGAGAAAGCCCGTATTCCCCTCTAATTTCGACATTGAGCTTACTACTGCACCCATACTATCATCTACAGGGCTTAAGTCCTTATTGCGCCATTGTATATACTGCCCGTAGTGGTTTGGATCATAATTAAGGTTAGGGACAAATCTCTTTAGCTTCTTATATTGTTTCTCTGCTATCTCTTGGAAGTCTTTAAATGCATCTATGACTTCTTGAGGGATGCCTTCTTTAAGAGCAGTCTTTACATCTTCATCATTACTAAAGTCTAGAGCAGCCTCTTTGGTATATTTAACTGTTCCATCTTTATGACGTTGTATCTCACCATCCTTTAAGACAACCTTTAGACCCTTTCTAATACGATCATGGATATACTCAAGTTCTATCTGTGTACGTCCTTTAAAGGCAGCAGAATGTTTCTCTAAACGGAATCCTGTAGCAGTAACTAATTCTTCTGCCCCATGTACTACTAGATCAGCAATACGTTTTTCAATAGCAGTTGAACCAAAGTCAGCATAGATAAACTTAGGAGCCTTCTCAGCAAGATATTTGATAGTGTTATTAACTATATCTTCAAGGCGCTGCATAATGGCTTTATAACCTTTAGTGCCTTCTGGAAAGATTGCTCTCCATATACCTTTAAGCCAGCTCTTCTTGTTACTAGCAAGCTGCTCAAGAGATTCTTTAGATTGTCTACCAAGTAAAGGAGTATGGTACTTAGTCTGCTCGCTTTGAAGTGGAGCATTGTCTTCTACAGCACCAAGTAAATCTAAGATAAGTTTCTGTAGAGGCTCTTGGTTCTCTGGATTGATTAACCTCTGTCCTTCAAAGGTAAATGCACCTTCAGTTTCCTGTAGGTTCTCTATTGCTAGAGCATGTTCTACAATACGATTAATAGTATCAGCAGCTAATAGGTTTCCACCTTTGAGCTTAACCAATTCCTTATAGAAGTCTTTATCATTAAGAGACTTGGCAAAGACTTCTGCTATGACTTCTTCTTCAGCACCTTTAAGAGATAGATACGGATTATTCTCCATAGCTTTATCTACAGCAAGATCAAATACCTTTTGGTTAACAACACTATCGTACAAAGCCTTCTTAAAGAAATCAGCAGAACGAATAGAAGATTTATTAAGGATATGATGAAAGACTTCATGGGAGAAAACATTGTTAAAGGAGTTATCGTCTTGGATATTAACAATGATACTTGGAGTACCATCTGGAGCAATACGATACTGTGACCGCATACCAAGATCATTAATGACAATAAGCTTTGCACCTAAAGACTCAGCTACCTTTTCATAGAACTTCTGAGCAGCCTTGCTTCTTAGCTTACCTATTGATCTACCAAGCAAGCCCTTATCACCAAGATCTGCATTGTACTCTCTTGGAGTTTGAGCCTCTATCTTCATTTCATATTTAGATAGCTTCTTTGGAATAGTAATCACTACAGAAGAATCAGGAGTAATACCTTCCTCATTTAAGATTGTTGCTATCTCTACCCCTTCTGACTTAGTAGACAGCAGAGCATCATATATCTTCTTAGCAGCGTTAACCTTCTGACGGTTTTTAGGTGTAAGATCAAGAAGCCTATCACCTATTGATTTAGTTTCACCATCAACCTTATTGCCTACAGATAGAAATATATCATGGAATGTTTTGCTAATATCTTTACCAAATATATGACTAATAACTCCAGAAGGATCGCCTTGATCTGAGTTATCAAACATATAGGCAGCTACATCAACATGGTTATCCATCCTTTTCTGATCTATTAGCTTAGCAAACCTAGAAGGATTCTCTCCAACAGACATAAACTTCTTTAAAGCTTCTTGTCTGCTCCAGCCTAAGTCCTTAAACTGACCATCTTCAAAGTCTTTAAAGTCATTAACAAGGCTATGGTTGTTATTAGCAAAGTGTTCAGCAGCTATATCAGTACGTAAGTCTAGCAATGCCCATCTCATAGCTTTATCTGATTCATTTACATCTTTAAGCCGACCATACCTTATAAGATCACCAGAAGTTCCCTTATGCTCCATAGCTTCAAGAGTAAGATCTTTATTAGCAATAAGCTGGTTTCTTATAGTTTGGACTTCTTTTATTTCTTCTTTGCTTAAATCTTTCTTGAGATACTCATCAACAACTTTCAAGCTTTCTTTATGAGTAGAGGTATATTTAATATTAGCAGCACCACCACCTTTTTTAAAGAAACTATCTTTGCTATATGAACGCTCAAGTAGATCTAAAAGCTTTTCTCTTCTAGCAATTAATTCATTCCTTACTTTCATAGCAAAATCAGATTTAGCTATCTTATGCTTAGAAAGCTTCTTTGCAACAACACGTTCAATAGGTCCATTAGGACGTAGAGCATAATCAATTAAGGTAGCAAGGTCATTGTACCATTCAGCCTTATCAACTCTATCTCTTTGATCGGTGTCTTCTTTTGCAGCTTTCTTAATTGGCATCGTAGCTTCTTTACCACGATTAACAGTCTGCTCTTCTTTATCTTCTAGCCATTGCTGCTTTCGTCTATCAGCTACATCAAAGAGTTCATCAATAGCTTCAGCATTAAGATCTAGTCCTTCAGATTCATTTATCCAACTATTGTCTAATAGGTAGATACTCTTGAGCATCTTCTGGATAAGAACAGCACCATCCTCAGATATAGTTCTGCTATTTATTTTATCAACTCGGCCTGTATCAAAAGCCTTTTTAATAGAATCTTTAAAAGAATTAGTTATGTTCTTATGCTTTTCTAGTCTAGTAGCCAAAAGATCATAGTTTAGATTAAGATAAGGATCGTATTTCATGGACTTAAGGATTTCATCTAAGACGTAATAATCATCTTCAGAGATTCCTTCTGGTATTTGCCCATACTTGTTTTCATTGTATGCTTTAACAATAGCTTGCAGATATTTTGTACCAGCAACTGATATCTTTCTTTTTTCTTTTGTGCGGACTACAGTATTCTTCCTGAGTGCTTGGTTAAGAAACATCTTTAATTCATTTGATGTCTGCTTCTGCTCAAGCATCTGCTTAGCAAGCTTAGTAACAGACAATCTATTAGCATCTATACCAACATCATCTACTTTCTCAAAGGCTATGCTTCTAAGGGCTTCAAGCAGCGCACGAAAATTCTGCTTACCCATATTGTTAAACAGAGAATGCTGCTTAAGTCTTTCAGATACCTTCTCTTCATCAAGTGGCTTATTGTTCTCTGTTTCAATAAGTTCTATGACAGTTGTAAAACCATCTCTGTCTACAGCATAAGCAGTTTCATTAGCTGCTTTCTGTACCTTCTTAACAGCTTCTTCAACTTTCCTATTTGATTTAATAAAAAGAGATTCCTCAATAATATTCTTCTCAACTAAAAGACTTGAGAGATTATAAATTTCTTCATTGAATTTGATTTCATTATCTTTAGTAGAAAATGTTTTTTCAAATAACGATTCAACTTGCCATTTGTCCCTAAGACTTTGTGCTTCTTTTACAAACTCATATATTTTTGTTTGATCAGTCAAAAATGCACGAAGAACTGGCTCATAATATTCATAGAGCCTAGGATTCCTATTAGCAAAAGCTTTAATAGCAGCACCAATGCGATAATCAGGGATAAATACATCATTAGCATATTGACCATAGTATTCATGGTTAAGGGTGTTGGCATATGCATGGATATCAAACAGAGCTTCAGGAATGTTATCTAGCTGTCCTATGCCTAGGTATCCATCAGAAGAAAGAACCTCAGAGACTATATCTTTAACAGACATGATATCACTTAGATCATTTAACATTTCAATCATATATGCTTGAGCTTCTGGAGCCATCTTAGACTTAGCAAGTTGCTTACCAATAGAAACTATCTGTTCACCATTCTCTTTATAAAACTCATCTATAAATTCAGAATCATCTGTTTCATTAACTGTTTGAACAGTTGTAGTAAAGATATCATTGATATTGCCATTGACTAGATTGTTTATAAGGTTATATCTCTTGCCTGTGTTGCTCTTATTCTGCTTATAAAGAAGCTCATGGAGCAAGCGTACACTTTTAAACTGTTGAGAAGCTTTCTGTACTTCAACTCCAGTAGGATCAGTAGCAGCCTGAACAGCAAAGTCTTCACGGTTAACAGAACCCCAAGCAGAAGCAAGAGGCTTAAGGGAGGCAAGGGTATCTTCTATTAATGCAGCTATAGACCCTGTACGTTCTATACCAGCGGGAATAGACTCAATAACCCTAGCAGGTTTAGCACCTTGTTTTGGTTTAGCTGTTCTGTTTGCTTCAGTAAACTTTCCACCATCTTCATTTCCAAACACAGCTTCATGGTGTTCCTCATCTGTTCTAGTTCTATTATTACCAGCAAGAGGAGCATCATCACTACGCTCTGCTTTCTGTCTCTTAGTCTCTTCCTCAGACTGATACATTGCCTTAGCTTCGGAAGTCTCAGAAGTCTGACCAACAGGATATGACTTGTTGACATGACCTGTTAATACATCAATGTCACCACGATGATATGCATGGATAACTTGCTGACGTTCTTTCTCACTTAAAGGCATCCAAGCTGGATAGATGATTCTACTTGGTAGTAGTTTATGTTCTGCTTCATAGGCTCTCTGCTTTGCCTTAGCAGCTTGACGAGCTTCTTTGTTCTTCATATTTGTTTCTTGCTTTACAGCATCTTCTATTTCTCTTGCTTCTTGTTCTTTTCTTTGAGCTAATACTTCAGCTTTCTCTTCATCAGTAAAGTCTTTATCAAGTCTTTCTGCGTATACTTCTTTTTGTGCTTCTTTAGCTGATTTCTTCTTGCCTTTAAGCTTTGGAGTATCTTCATTTAGAATCTCATGAGCAGCATCATCGATGTTATCACCTTCAATATCTTCATCTAATATCTCACCATCAAAGTTGTCATCCAACATTATTTGTTCTTCAGACATATCTTCATCAAGGATTTCTTCTTGAACATTAGATGCTGGCTTTATCTTAGCCATATAATCTTGCTTATGCTGTAAGACTTGCTTATCAATACTAGCAATCATATCTTCTGATTCAGTCAGCAGGTTTTCTACAGACGTAATTTCAGCAGGGGACAACTGGTATCCTTCTTTTAAATAAGCTTTCTTTAGCTCATTGATTTCTATTCGGAGTTCTTGTGGACAATTATGAGTTTTTAAACAATTAAAAAGTGATCCCATTTTATCTCCTAGCGGCTCAACACAAAGGCAACAATGAACTCTAAAATATCTTCATCACCTTTGCGGAGTTGCATTGCTTGAAGTTGCTGCCAATTAACATAAACACTACTATTACCACCACCATCTTCTATAACAGTTCCAGATATTTTAAAGAACTCGTTGAAATATTCTGGATTGAAGTATGATGAGCTAAACATTTCTAGCGAATACCTTCTCTATCTCTCCCTTTTTATTTCTGGTAACAGCAAACTCCCATTCTTCCTTCTTAGGTTTGATCTTCATGGAATCAATAAGTTTGAGTTGTGTTTCTTGAACACTTGTTAAGGCAATGATAAAGGGTGATAAATCAAGCTTCTCTGTCTGTTGGATAGATATGCTCTTAATAGCTTCTGCTAAATCTTTAGTAGCAGCGATATTAGGATCTACAACAGGAGCAGGTTTAGGCTTAGGAGCAGGAGCTTTCTTCTGCATCTGAAGCTTATTCAGTTCTTTATTAGTTATTTTAATCATGTTCTCAAACACTCCAAGATAACAGATAGTTTATCTTTTTTTGCAGTCAACATAGCATGTTCTTCTTTAGCATTAACTTGTATCGGGACTGTGTCACCATCTTCTGTGATTCTAGGCACTGTTACTTCTAGGTTAGGAGGTATAGCAGCTTTTTTACCAATAGGTTTCTTTTGTTCAGTCTTAGACAGGGTAGAATATGCTTCACGAAGAGATTGCATAAACAAGCCATCTTTACCTGTCCAACGATCTTTTTTAATCTCATTACCATTTTTTATAAGATTATGCGTTGAGTTATTTAAAGCTTTAATGCCACCAAGTTCATTTATCTCTTTAACAAGATCTGGATTCTGAGTTAATTTAGCAGTTAAGACTTCTACCATCAGAGACTTAACAGCAGCATCACTTAAATCTTTTGTTTTATTTTGTTGATATGCATCTTCAGATCTTTTATATGTTTTGCCACGAAAGACAACTGGAAGATATGCAAAATTAGTTAGCTTCTTACCTAGACCAGCCTCATAAGAACTAATATTTATTCCTTGTCCAACCTTGGATACAGGCTGGACAGTCTTAGAAGCTTGAACTAAGCTACCATCAGAATTAAACTCAACATACTGTTGTGATGGGCCAACATCCATTGTCTTAATAGGGAACTCATCTAGCTGTGAATTAAACCTTAGAGCTGTATTCCTTGCTTCAACTTCACCAGCAGATCTCTTATAAAGCTTTTCTCCTGCTTTGAGTTTATGGTTATTCCAACTCCAGTACATCATTAATGCATTGTTATACGAGCTATTCTTCTGTCTTTCTTCTCCAAGGAGTTCTTTTGCTAAACTTAACTCTTCTGATCCTTCATCATACTTAGCTGAAAATTGTTGATATGTTTTACCTGCAAGAAGGTCTTTCTCTACACCTTCTACTATGTCGTATGCTTTACGCATCTGAACTTCATCATTATAGGTAAATGTATCACCACGACCAATAGGCCAGCCTTCTAGTGATTGAATGGCATGTTGTACCTCATGAAAAATAACTCCATGTAAGAAGTCACCGCTAAGACTATTGTTTAGTTCAATGATCTTGTCTTTGGCAAAGAAAGTCCCATAATGACCTTCATCCATTTCAGAATTAAACTTAATTGTGTAATCTTGAAGCTCAGGATAAGCCTGATAAAGTGTTTCATGCTTTAAGACTATATGAAGAGGTAAAGCTTGCTTGGTATTTTTCTTTGTTACGTCAAACCCTTTAACAAGTTTTGAGTTCTTATCACTGATTTCATATTTCCACTTTCCATGAACTTTAACAAAGCCTGTTTCATTCCATATCTTTTCAGAAGTCTTCCCTTCTTTTTCAAGTGAGATAGCCTGCTTACGAACAACCTTATCTAACGTAGCACTTTTATCTCCAGCCATCTGAAACTTAACATTACTATCAGACTCAATAGTTGTGCCTGTTTTGCCTTTGAGAATGGCTTTAGCTACTTTATTAGCAGCAAGTCTGTTCTTAGCAACATCATTTCCTATAGTAGCCTTAATCCAATTAATAAAATCCTTAATGATATTAAGTGCTTGTTTGTGTAGAGGAGTCTTCTTGCCTTTAGCTACAATAGAACTAGATATTAATTTAGCTACAGCCTCATCTATGATTTCTGCTTCTGTACCATAGGTATCTTTATATTCTTCTTGAACAGCAGCAAAACCATCCCAAGACTTAATACCATTGCGTAATATGTTTAATTGGTTCTGGATCTTCTTATCACCAGAGAGTGCCATAACTACGTGAGCAGTCTCTTCTGGGAGAGTGCTAATATCTCTATCTTCTTTAATAGCAACTATCTTTTTAACAACGTCAGTAGCACCTAGAGCATCAATCCCATATTTCTTCTTAAGAGATGGAAGGACTTTGACATCAACACCATGCTTCTTAAGTGTTTCAGTTAGTTTAACCTCTAAGTCTTTATCAACTTCTTCTCTATCTTCTTTTGATAATTGTAATATGTAGCCACCATCATCATCTTCTTGTAACTTAGCTACATGTTCTGCTTGATTTTTAGCAATTTCTTCAGGAGATAAATCTTTATCAAAGATCTCATTGTACTGAGTAAAGTCTTCTTTAGCTATTGGTTCTGGAGGAACATAAGCTTCCTCAGGATTACCAGCAAGATCATCATTTATAGATGTCTTTGGCTGGATAACAAAACCATCACCATGCGGAACTATTTCATGATCTTCTGTATTTAGATCTTTACGGAGAGTTAATGCATTAAGAGCAGTCTTTTCTGTTTTATATGTATTACCATTCCTCTGGAAGATCACGCCAGAAGGTTTATCATCTACAGAAATAGGCTTATTAAGAGCTTCTTCTGTCCCAGGTATAGTAGGTATAGGGTAAGCATCCGTTTGTGGATTATCCGTAGGTACACTTGCTTCTACAGGTGCTTCTTTGAGCTTAGGAATGATAGTTACAGTACCATCATCATTTATTTTAGTCTGGGTTGACATCTCTGCTGCATCTAGAGAAAAGAAAATATCTATAGCAGCATCTTGGCTTTGTACTGTTATTGTTTGTCCTTGCCGTAATTGATTAACAGTATTTTGAGTTCCAACACTAGCAACCAAATTCGCAGTTTCTTGATGAAGGATTTTTTCTTGTCTTTCAAGAGGATCACCTTCAATTGGTACAGTTTCTTCAGCAGCTTGGTGTGCTGCAACAACTTGTTCTTCAGAGGTTTTATTCTTTTTAGCTAATGCTTCATCAAACTTATTCTTAGCTGTAACAGCATCCCCTGGGTTCATTAGGTCGAGAGATATGTTCTCATCGACTGCTTCAATTACACCAGCAGCCCAAACCTCAGCATCCTTTTCGTCAACTTTTTTTAGCTGGTTGTATATCTTTAACCCAGCTTCCATCCTAGCGTCTGCTGATGATTCTGCTGATTCTACTGTCTTAATAATTGCTTGGTTGTGAATGTTACGCCTGATATGTGAAAAACCACCTAATGACCCTAGCATAAGAGTCATCGCAGCAGTAGCAGTACCTGTCTCTTTAGCAATGTCCATGTAGTTAGCATGTTCTCTACCAGTAGCATTACTCTCTATCGCCTCAGTAGAAATATCTTGGAATATCTCTGTTGATATCTCTGATGCTTCCATTATCCCAAGGTTTTTAGCAAAAGTTTTGAGTGCTTTAGGGTTCTTCATCTTGTTAAGCACTTGTATTACTGTCTTCCCACCAGCACCAATCTTAGCCGCCTTAAGGAACCCACCCCAAGCTACTGTCATGGCAGTATCAAGAGTTCCGTCTATTACCCCTGTCTTAAGACCTGTCTTGAATGCTAGATCAGCATCTCCAGTGTCTTTTAGTATGTTCTGGTACGTTTCGTTAAAGGAACTCCCGCCGAACAAACTCATTGCCATACCAGCAGCAGCGGGTCTAGCCCCAGGAACAGGTAATGCAGCAACAAGTCCAATAGCTAACGTAGGTGCAGCACTCTGAGCACCAGCAGCAAAAGCATTCGTTACTTTATTATGTCTATTTTGTTGAAGAGCATGGGTAGGCAACTGCATATCACGTTCTTGCTCTGCTGCTTGTTCGTTAGCCCATATCTCTAAATCGCTATCTGCTGAAGCCACCCCAGCCAGAGCATTGAATGCCATCTGTGGGAGTACATCAACAGCAGAGGTATATAGACCAGTGCCAACCTCACCAAGTGCGCTTCTAGTAGGCTCTGCATCTCTAGCAGATTGAAGTTCTTGTTGACGTTGCTGCTCTTCTAGGTCAGCGTCTCTTTTCTCTTGCTCTAAAACCTGCTGATACTCATTATCTAAAGAAAGTGGCTGGAACCCAGCGTTCTCTTCGTCTTTTTCACTAAAAATATTATCTACAAATCCCATATCAACCTCAAATTCTAAAAGGTGCTAATGCCTTGCTGTGTCATCCTTTGCTGTTGCCTTAACCACTCTTCTTTTTGAAGCTGTTCTTGCCGGCTTAAGTTGTCAACTGATTCTTTATTGAATGGGTCATACCCTTAAAACAAAACGTTTAAAAGGCCGTCCTTCTTACCATTAGTTGTCTTAGCTCTCTTAACCACTTCTCTGTAAATCTCTGGCTTCTTATCTTTAAGGACTGTCAGTATCTTCTGGGTTCTATTATCATTAAAGTTAGTTGCCATATCATTAATTTCAGCATCGGTATAATCTGTTCCAATGACTGATGTTATTTGTGGCTCAGACATGCCTGATAACTTCGTCAGTCTAGCCATATCCTGCTTCCATGTAGCTGCTTCTTTAGTAGCTCCTGTAGCGTCTTGATACCATTTATATTTACTGTACATATCTAGCATCATTTTTTCTTGAGCTTTTATTTGGGCATCATATTCAGCAGCAAGTTGTGGGTTTGGAATTATAGATAGACTATTTTTATCAATCCCACCGTTCCTTGCAATAGCAGCGTCTTTCTTGAGCACAGCAAGGCTATCTCTATCTTTTGTCCATGTATCATAATCTTTTGATTCTCGTGGGATCATCTCAGCAGGCTTAGCAACGCTTTTTAGTGTTCTTCCTACCTCTATCAGCTTTCCAGATTTTGAATCTCTACGATAGTCAACGCTATATGTTTCTCTTGTACCCCCATCGTAAACATCTTTAGTAACTATCTTTTTTTCGTCTTTATTGTCTTGGCGTGTTTGCTCTGCGGTTAATAGATCGGAAGTATACTCATTTTGAACCTTCTGAGCCTTAGCACCTTCATCAACGGTAAACTGTCTACCTGCCATATTGTTTGTGTTTCGTATCTTTTCCAATGCTAAATCATGTGCTTCTTTAGCTTCAGCAATTTCTTTTAGAGCAGCAACCTTATTCGCTTCTTTTCTTTCATCAGATTTAATAGCAGAATTTGCAACCATCCCCTTCCCAGCCCCAGACAATAGCCCAGCTGCAATATAACCGAATCCACTCATGTTAATAGCCCTCCTGTCGGTTGCTGTTGTGGTACTTGTTGAGGTTGTGTAACTGGTTGTGCTTGTTGTGCTTGTTGTGGAGCAGTCTCAGTTTGTTTTTGCTTGAGAGATTCAAGAGCTTGTTGTGCCTCTTCTTGTGTAATTTTCCCTGAAGCTATCCCTTTTTTCATATACTCTTGGACTGCATAACTAAATATTAAAGATTGTTTCTTTTCGTCTATCTGAATTTCCCCATCAGCATTTACCAGTTCCACTAATTGAGCGATTAAAGACAAAGCAAGATCTGGAAGCATCTCTTGGGGAATTTGTTTGTTTGATTTAGCAGCAGATGTTTCTAGTTTTTCAATAACTGTTAAAACAATATTTCCGATAGCCTGTACTGGCTCCCCTGTTTTAATTGTTTTTATTAATTGTGCATTAATTTTGTCATTATAAATTAGCTTCATTGCTTTAGCTAACAAATGGTCAAAAGTTTGTTGCTGGGGGTTGCCTTGTTCTTGTTCTACTTGTGGTTCAATCATGCTTGCCCCCTTGCGAGTAATTTTTCTCTATAAGATAACGGAGCAGAAACAAGTCTTGGAGCTGAAACTCTATTTAAAGCAGTACCAACTTCTGGGCTAATGTGCTTTCTTGATCGCTGATAAGCTAATTCTTCAGCTTCTCGTTGTGCATCAGCACTCATTTTTCCCATAAGCCCTTGCCCTAATTCACCAACAGTATGCCCCCAAAATGCTCCTGAACCTTCGGACATATTAGTGGCACCATGTATTAACTTGTCAAACATTTCACCTTTTGTTGGATTGGTTTGTTTTAAAAGCCCAGCATTTTTTTGAAACATACTTAATCCTGGGTTGTTAATACTTGAACCATTAACAAGCTCTGCTGCTGGAGCGGCATTAATTATATTACCACCAACATCTCCAGCAAACATTGTGCCTTCAAGGCCACCCGTGGTTAATCCTGTGCCAGCACTCTCAGCGGCAAACATGGTGCCTTCAAGACCCCCTGTTGATGTCACCCCAGAGGCTGATGCGCCAGCTTCAGCTGCTGTTGCTGCTGCTTTTGCTCCGCTTGACAACACATTACCAATACCGCCAGTAACGCCACCAATCGCCCCGCCCTTAAACATTCCCTCAAGAATGTTATCTCCGCTTATAGCTGCTGAAACACCACCTATTGCTGCTCCATAAACCATCCCAGTGGCTATCCCCGTAGCTACTCCGGCACTAGCACCAAGGCTGCCTATAAAACTACCAATCGCTCCTATTGCCCCAGCTGGCATATCTGACTCCTTTCAAGACCGACAACATATTGGTCTAATAATTCACCGTTAAGTAAAAAACTTTTTGTATTAATACCCTGTTTCTTAAATCCAACCCTCAAGGCAAACAACATCGTTGCCCGATCACCAACCCTTATTTCTGAATTAATCTTTTTGCATGTCGTGTTCTCAAACACAAACCGTGCTATCTCTTTTGCGGTGTCAATAGCTTTACGACCTCTTGATTCTGGAAGTATTATGGTATGGACATCAAAAACAGTATGGCTTCTTGGCATCAGAATAAAAGCAATCCCTTCACAATCAGAGATTATAGGAAATCCTGCTTTTAATAATAACTCTCCATACTGGTCAACAAGACTATTATCTGCATAGTCATCTATAATATGTGGGTACACATCAGGATGAGATACAATTCTATTCAGAATATCTTTATCGTCGATAGTTAATTTTTTAATCAATAGCTCTGACCCATAGCCCAAGCTTCAGGGTTAATCCCAACTGTACCTCTGGGATATCTAGGAGTTGCTGCTGGTACCCCCGCTACAAGATCCTTAGCTATTTCAGTAACTCCATTCATAAAGTCGATATCATCAAAAGATATTTCATATCCAAGCATATTAGCTGCTAGAATAGCACCACCAACATAAGTATTTTCTGCTCTCATCAGAGCAATAATTTTGGCGTCATCATCCATTTTTGGATCAGAAGCTATATCTTGTGCTTGAATTTGATATTGCTGTGAAGCATTATCAAATAATTCAATTAGTTGTATCTTTTCTTCAGATGCTAATTCATCATAGCGATACTCTTGATCCATATCAGCCATCTGACGGGTAAAAGTATCCTCTAATCTTGCTTCCCATTTATCAGCATTTATTTGTGTATTCTGCAATTCGACTTTTTGTTCATGGGTAAGTGTACTTAGTTTAACACTTTGGTCAAACCCAAGAGTTGACATATCAAAATCATGACCAAACCCCATTTGCGTTAATGTCTTATTTTGACCAAACCCAAGTTCCGACATTGACATATCCCATTGACCAGCTCGATCAATTTTAATCAGATCAGTTTGTGCAGTAGTTCCTTGAGATATTTGATCAGCAACTTCTTGGTTCTGAACTTCGAGGTTATAAAAAAGATTATTCACCATTGTATTATATTGTTGTTGTTCAATTTGACCAGTTGCTAAGGCCGCATCAAGTTGTGCTTTAGCATTATCAGCATTAGCTGTATTAATTCCTGTAACTCTCTGTACCTCTGCTTCTTGAGCAGCCAGAGCATCAGCATTAGCAATAATCTCTGCTCTCTCAATAGCAGCACCTTGAGCAGCACCAACAGCCATTGAAGAACTTGTCATGCCATAACGTCGAGCTTCGTTCATTGCCTGATTTCTGGCTTGTTGAATATATTGTCCGTTTTCTGCTAACAATCCTTGTAGTTGATATGACGTTAATTGATCCGGATTAAATTGATATTCTTCAGCTGTATATTTTGGGGCAATAATAGCTTGTGGCTGTGATAATCCAGAAATATCATCTTTTGTTTGTTGCAACCTAGTGTCAAAACCTGTGTTAAGTGCTGTTTGTTGATCAGCCAATAGTCCTTGCATGTCCTCAAGAGAAAAATAATTTGAATAGTCAGTTGGGCTTTTAGGCTCTTCCTTAACTATATCAGCAGCAGGATCATTCCTCGCTAAAAGATCTGTATAGGTATGATTGTCTTCTGAATTATAAGTTTTGAGAGAATCAGATACGGTATTCGGTGCAGGATAGCTATAAGCATCATTAATTGTATTATTATAATCAGCCCCACCGGAGACGCTAAAAGCATTAGTCATATTCTCACGACTAACACCAAACTCCATAGCTCCATTAGCAATTTCAGTAGGAGTAAAATTTGTTCCTGTATTTGGATTAACTTGACTTGTTAAATATCCAGCTTGTTGCCGTAACTGATCATCACTTGCCTTTTCCCAGTCAAGATCCTGATCGGTATTCATGAATTTTGATATTGTCATCAGTTACTCCTTTAATTTTCCAAGGTATTCTCTATCAACGATATCAGCAAATATGATTTCATCGGCAAGAACTTTCCCTATTCTAACTACTTGATCAGTTTCGAGATCTATTCTCATTCTTGCGTCCATAATCTTTGCAACAAATATGTCGAAGTTATCTTTATATGGGTTAGCTGCTTTCACCTCTTTGGGGAGTGAATACCAGATTCCAGCAAAACCACGAGCCATGAACTGTACAACTTGCTTAAGATCAGTAAGATCATCTTCATAGTCTTTAATTGCCCTAATTTTGGTTCTGGCTATTTGTTTATACTTGGCTGGAAAAACGATAGCTTCTAATTCTTTTTGAGTTTTTTTCATTTAGATAATCCTTATGTCATAATTACCACTAGTAAGAGCTGTAACCCGAATAACATCATTCTCAGGTTGATCATAATCATAATCAGTCCCTAGGATTGCTCCTTGTTTTAATATATTTGCATTATAATTAATAGCGGTTGAACTAACTAATGGAGACACTGAATCATCATCAGTAAATAAGATAACAGCTAAGTTAATAGCAATATCTAATTCTGGGTAATCAGCATCCGCTGTATCATTAAGCTCAACATCAGTTGCTTTGTTAGCTGCTACTGTCATAGCATCTTTCATTGCTTGTATTTCTGTATCTACACTAGCTGCCGTCCAAGTTGTGTTATCAAAAGTAACATTGCTATTATAATTCCATACACCAGCAATTTCCTTAACAACTTCTCTCGTTCCATTTGTATCATGTATGGCAAGCCAAGTTGTTCTTTCGTCAACTGATATAAGACAAAAAATGTCTTGAGAGTTATCAGTTGTATCTGTTGTGATATTATTGAGGTCTGTCCAATAAGTGGTGTTAATAGCAGGTGATATGGCAGGGGAATATTCATTATCTTTTACTATATTATCTTTAAAAATAGCAGTATAAAGAACATCATCGTCTACATAAAAAAACTTACTATTGCTATCATCAAAAAAACCACCTTTACAGGTTGACCCAGCAGAAATATCATAAGTATCAAGAAGGGTTGAGGTTGACTTTAATACCCAAGCAGTATCAAGCTCCCACTTTTTTATAGTACCATCGTTAAGGGAGCCTGTTACATATGAAAGCCCATCACTGGCAAACGAAATACCAAAAAAGTTACCATCATTTCCACTAGCACCACCACCTGTATAACTAGCTGAAGCGTCCCAAGCAGTATTTAAAGTTAGTTTAAGTATTCTTGATCCGTCATTGTTATATAAGAACTTTCCAGTAGAGTCCATGTATAAGCTGTAAGGAGTATTGCAATATGTGGCATCGTATGTAACATTTGTTAATTCTGACCCGACCGTAGCAGAGGATATAAGATAAGCTGTTGATAGATCAAATTCCCATATTTCTTCAGCACCAACATCACCAACAAATATCTTAGTTCCATCTGGCTTCATGCAAATTCCACTAATATTCCCAAGGCCAGTAGCCACTGATCCTGTCTCTGTCCCGATGGTTGAAACCATATATGCAGTAGAAAGAGGATATTCGTGAATTGTCTTGTCAGAAAGTTTTGGAATATAAATTTTAGTGCCGTCATTATTAAAACAAAAATCATACCCATTACCCATTTGAACAAGCCCACTTTTTGAAGAAAGGTCCTCATCATCATCACCAAAATTAAAAGCATCTGCTTTTTTATCCGCAGTATCACTGCCAATACGTAGTGTTTCTGGATAGATATTGACAAGACCCCATCCACTTGAAATGAGATTAGTTGTTGAAAAAGTAACCAAAACAGCAACAGTGGCTACACCTGCTGATTGTGAGACAATATTTCCAACACCACCGAGATAGTATGTAATGATACGACCAATATCAGCGTCCGTAAATGATGAAGAAGCTAATGTTGCGGTAACTTCACCTGTAGTGGCAGAAAGTGTTAAAGTTTCATTAACAGAAAAATCTTCAGTTTCATAATCTGCAATAGAAGATGTCCATATGTTATTTGTTTGTCCTATTTGTGTATATTCTTTTGTAACCGCAACACATGCTTTAGTCCGTTCTTCAGAAAGAGTAATAGTTTTAACTTCAGCTACTGCAAAAGTATGAGATTCTGTAGCAAGTGTTTTAGCTGGAAGCTCTGACCATTCAGCACCAGTTTCTCCTGAGTTAACTGTTAAGAACTCTCCAGCATTACCAGCCATATCTGGCAACCCTGCATTATCATATGCTTTAGCAGCCCAATGTTTAGCAGAATATTCTGTACTACCATCACCACCAGCAGCAACACTAACAAGACTATCTTCAGCTTTCTGCGCCCACTCCTCAGCATATGTTTTCTCTAGAGCAGCATTAGTCTCAGCAGTCTCTGCATTAGTCTCGGCAGTCTCAGCATTGGTTTGAGCTGTCTCTGCTGCTGTCTCAGCTGTCTCTGCATTAGTTTGTGCTGTCTCTGCTGCTGTCTGGGCTGTCTCTGATGCCGTTTGTGCAGTCTCTGATGCCGTTTGTGCTGTTTCAGCTTCAGTAATCATCCCCTGAACAGCGGATATAATCTGGAAGTTCGTCTCATCGTAAATCACAGTAACAAGAGAATCGGCTGTAATATCTGCGGCTTGTAAAGCTGTGCCATCAGTCCGTTTAATTGCTTTAGCAGCTAACCCATCAACAGCAAGAGTAGATGCTCCAGTATTGGCATATGTAGCTTTAAATGTCAGAGATAGACCAGCAGGGTAACTCGTAATCGTATAAGTTAGAGCAACGACATAAGCATCAGCAGCACCAGTATCAGCAACGTAATTAGTGTTTAAATGCTTTAGTTCGTTCTCTGTGGGTAGCTTATCAAGTCCAACTTCAATCTCTGTTGCGATATCATTCACCTGTGATGCCCTAGCAAGAGAACCCTGCACAACAACATTAGCAGAATGGTTAAAATAGTCATTGCTCATCGTATTAAGCCTCCGTCAGAAAAATATACAATTATTCCTTGCAATCTATGCGGTTGGTCGTATATCCCTGCAGATCTAATATAAAGAGACATATTTGTCCCTATTCCGCTGATATATGCATATGCAGTTGAAACAGCTTGTGCATCCCAATAAAACTCTGACCAATAGCTTGAATCAAAATATCCACCACCACCTGTAACATCAACTTCGCTTTCTGCATGAGATGGAAAATTTGGAGATCCATAAGAAAAATCAGGAAGAACATACAAATTGAAAGCATTTGATGCTTCAAGTTCAATATCAATTTTAAAAAATCTCTTTGTTTTTGCTGGTGCATTATAATTGTAGAAAGATGTTCTTAGCCATGCGTCAATCACTGATCCGTCAAAACTTGTCCCAACATTATCTTGATAAACAAATCCCGCATCATCACCAAAAAAGATGACTTCATTACCGTTATTATCTTCGCTAGAACATACTGTAGTAATATTTTTACCGTAATCTAACCTTGTAGCCCCACCAGCCTTACCATCAAGCAGGGTAATACAAATTGCTTCACCATTAGCGAAAAACAACTTATAGTGATTTTTTTCCCTAACTCTGACAGAACAAGAAATATCTTTTGTTATCAACTCTCTCAATAACCTATCGTAGTCTTTTGAAATCGTATTATTTTTAAAGTCTCCATAACTTTGTACTGCGTTAATGGTTGTTATCCCTCTGTCATCCAAATAAAGAGGAACCCCCATTGACTGACAAGTGTATTCAACAGCTCCCGAATCCCTACTATGAACATCAGATTGGAATGGATAAGTATCGCTATAAGATTCAGTAAAAATATAGGTTCTGTTGCGGGTAAAAGCAATCAGAGTATCTCCAACAGTATGAGAAAATCCTGTATGCGCTTGACCAAGATCTTTTTGTCCAGCCCCATTTACCGCAACAAAATCAGTGGGATCATTTACAACCGAATAATATATAGCCCCGCTTGCAAAACCTAACCACAAACTTCTTTTGAACGGTATGAGATGTATTGGCGTGTTTGGAGATGCTGTAGTTGTAATTTGAGTTAGAGTTGTTCCGTTAAATTCAAAGGCTGGATTTACTCCATCGCATCCATACATAAGAAAATAAGACAGATCCCCTTTAAAATTTTCGTTGACAAATTCATATCGCCCACTTGGTTGCAATGCTGGCGTTGTCACCAAGCTCCAACCAGAAGAGGTTGATTTATACATTAAAGCAGCAGTACCCCCAACATTGTTTCGGAATACGTAAACAACGCCTTTATACATCCAAACACCAAGAATAGATCCAGAGCCAGGAACAGCATCTATATCAGCTCTTGCTGTTTCTATAGCAGCTTGAAAGGTTGCGTCATCAAAACCGGAATCGGACAAAAGCAGACTCGACGGGCTTGTATGCCCATCGTATCTCTCATATCCAATAACTCTCTCATAGCCACCATTAGTTGATACAGTATAATTTTGAGCCGTACTCAATTCTCCAGACTTCAACGAAAGAGCAGGAGTCTCTGTGTTTATTCCACCTTTAAGCTGAATATAGGTAGTTCTACGTTTGTTCATATAGATCTAATTCCTAAACTTGGTGGTGCAATCATATTTAGATAATAAAGATTTTCTCCAGAATGTGCTACTAACCAATCAAGAAGTGTTAAATATTCTTTTGATGTATAATTGAGAAGGTCTATATGTTCTTTTTCTTCTGCAAAAAACATTGTTGCTCTTCTAACAATAATCATATGAAATTGAAGCGGTATTAATGATACATCCGTATTAGCAGTCATTTTTGCTGGTGCTTTCCAATAGTATCCAGAAAGTTCATATTCATCATCAGCTTTGCAATTAAGTTGAAGCTTGTTATCTGGTCTTATGCTAATTGTAGATGGACATGATGTTTCTTCTGAACAAACAATAGGACTATAATCTATATAGCTTAATTTTATACTGCTATCTGTTCCTCTATCTAAAACAAAACTATTTTGATCCCAATATCCTAAATCTGAATCCCCAGAATAAAGTGATACATTAGCTTGAGTATCTGTAGACCACTCATTCCAAAGAAACTTCCAATCAGGATATTCAGATTGTATAAGTTGGTCGGCTTCAGCAACCCAATCCACAATATTAGCTTCAATACCAGATCTATCACTAACTGTTACAGGTCCAGAGCCTTGTATTCCACAAGCTCTACGAGTTCTTTTGCATAACTCAAGGAATGTCATTGATTAATCCTTTTTAACAGGTTTACGACCACGTTTCTTTTTTGGTTTAACTTCATTTACCACGGTTTCTACTTGTTGAACAATTTTTCCAGAATCAGTAATCTCTTCTAAATTTTTATTATAGAACTTTTCATCTTTATAATATTGTTTTCCATATATATTTCTACCACATCGTGCATACGAATTATCAGTATCCATTAGATTCCCTTTTTTAAAAAAAGGGTAGGTATTACCCTACCCTTTAAAAAGTTATTTACCTTCTGTTGGACGTTGACCCTGACCTTCGCCACGAGGTTTATACCCCTTAGGGATTTTAACCTGTTTCGAAAGACCAGTCTTTTGGTTCCCACTAGTAGTCTTCACTGTTCGTTTCCTTTCTTCGGCTTCAAGGAAATAATCTTCTAAACTTATGCCAAACATGATTAAGACCAAGCAATAGTTATCGCAATATCAGCAACACCAGCAGTCCCTAAACCATCACCACTAACAACAAAAAGAGTATCAGCAGGAAGGGTAGTGAATGCAGCAAGTTGTGCAACAGTAGCTACAACAGCACTATTATCAGCTTGAACTGCTGCACAGCTAAGTGTGCCATAAAGATCATCATCTCCAATAGTTCCAAAATCAAGACCACCAGCAGCAGTAGAGTTAGCGGTTGTAAAACCCATAGATACATGAACAATACGACCAGTTTTTCCTACTGGTCCTTGCCCTTGAAAAACATGAGCAGCAGTGCTTAATGAAGCATTAGCAGGTGCTACAATAGTTTGATACATCGGTTTATCATAAGCCATTTTTATTTCTCCTTTCTTAAGTTGAACTAGTCCAACGAACAATACGACAATTAGTAGCATCAGTATGGACAATACCAAAACCTTCTAATGCATACCATGCAATGCCCTTTGAACGACCATAATCTGTAGGAATCTTACCACGAATTTCTTCAGGAACAACAATAGCTTCAGCTACAGTATCTTTCCCGAAAAAATGAGCATCATCAGACACGTTACCGTTGCCATCAAACAATGCAGTAGAAGCAGCAATATTAGTTTGTTCAATAAATCTTACACCTTCGTAGCGACCAATTTCACCATTCATAATCATGCCGAAACCACGATCAACATATTTATAAAGGGCTTCCATATCATTCTTCAATGTACGGAAAGTTGCTGGACGAGCAATACAAAAATAATCACCACCACTAAATGTCGGTATATTACGTTCTTTCATGTAATCAACAATACCTTTTACATGATAAAGATTCATTGCAGCAGCATTTGAAGTTGCACAAGTACCATTAATTGTCCATACAAGCTTATCGTCTGTTGATACACCAGCAGCAGTAGCACTAACAGTAATTTTTGCAGCATCAAATTGTGCTCTTGCAGCAATATCAAATGCTTTAGCAGCATCATCCTTCAATACGTTATCAATAACTTCTTCAACACTATGTTTGGACAAGTTATCAAGTTTTTGGTTATAAGGTACGGCATTACCATATTCAGTTACAGTCAAGCTACCTTGAGTAATTGTAAAGTTACTTTCTGGCATTTCTTGCGTTTCTGTAATGGTACTACCTTGAGTAGCAATTTTTGAATAAACATCCCAATGGAACTCTTCACCTTTATTCAAGCCTTTGCTCATTGCGTCTTTAGCGTCACAGTGTTGACGATACCGAACCATAGGCTTTAGTTCGTAGCGTAATTTATCTGACAATTCATCAGTGTACATATATCCTCCGAGATCGGAGGTTCCCCATAGTTGGCCGCTCATTTGAACTCCTATCGTGCTCGACTCTTCTTGAAGTCGGCAAAAATTTCTTCTTGTGTTTTAGGTTTATATCCATCATCAGCAAGTTTTTTAGCTTTTGCTGATGATAAGGATACTTTCTTTCGTTTCTGTTCATTTCGTTGTTCTAACGTAGAATCAACATGGTTAGTACCAGCAATACTATCAATCCATTCTTGTGTTTGCTTACCGGCTTCCATAATAATTTCTTCTGGAGTCCAAGTAGGATTAGCATTCATAATCGTTATAGTCTTTTGATTTGCAAAATTATATAACTCTGGATTGTTGGCAATATTGCTATATTGATCTGCAAATGCTTTTTTCCCAAGATTAATAGAAGTGTTTCTATTTGTTTCGTTGATTGTACGTTTTACAGCTGCATCTATCTCGGCAGTTGTATCAATCTTTGTTTCTTGTCTTACATTGATTGATTGTAGTTTCTTTGTTGCTGCAATAAGCTGTTCTGTATCACCTGAGTACACAGCATCAGCATAATCTACATATGCTTTATCAATGTCTACATTTGATACATCTGGAGCTTTATTCTGTTTAGCCAATGATGTTTGATGTTTTTGCAATTGTTGTTGTGCTAATTGTAATTCAGATCGCTCTAATTCAATTTTTTGACGTTCCTCTGCTATTTGTTGAAGTCTACGGTCTGCGGTAAGAGATTTTTGAGTCTCTGCCACTCCACCCATAGAATCAATTTCAGCTTGAGTTTTTTGGACAATTTCACCATCTACCTTGAGATTAATAACTTCTTCTTCTTCTTCTAGTTTATCATCCTCTTCATCTTCAAATTTTTCAGTAGTTTCTAAATTACGTTTTTCACGATAACGTTTTGCAATGTCATCAGATGCTTCATCTCTTGCTAAAACAGGTTCAACAACTTTTTCTACAACTTTTTCTTGGATAGCAGATTCTTCTACGTCCAATTTTTCATTTTCCATGTTTTACTCCTTCGTTTTGTGCGTCCGTAGATAACACATTATTCACCTTCTTCTAGATACTGCTCGTAAGTAGCATCCCCAACCAAAATTAATTCCTTTAACCAATTTTCAAAGCAGTCAAAACGTATTACCAAGTTTTGTAACTCACGTATTTTCTTAGTATCTTCTGCATTAACATCAACAAGTTCTTGTTTAGCGTTATCTACTTCACTTGCAGCTTTCTCTGAAAGATAGATAAATATCTTACTGTTAAAAAATATCCTAGCTTCTTCTCCTAGAGCAATAATTTCTACTTGATCCATTATCCTTTACCCGGCCTCTCTTCTATCCCCGGAGCTAAGCCATATTCATTATTCATAAGAATATCGCTCATACGATCACGCTCATCTTTAGCTACAGTAACTTGCTGCATCTTCTTATTCTGCTCAAATGCTTCACGCTGTATAATTAACTCGGCACGTTTAATATCATTCTTCTCAGCATCAATCTGCTGGTTAATATAGTCAATCTCTTGATTCATCCTAGCAACTTCCATATTAACCTGATTTCTTAATTCTTCACGTTGGAGATTACCTTGTTGCTTAGTTTGTTCAACTTGGATCTTACCTTGGATCTCAGCTTGTTTCATTTGAAGTTGTTGTTGAAGTTTTTGGATAACCTTAGCCATTTCTTGCTTCTCTGGATCTTCTTGTTGCTCATCTTTAAAAAAGCGTTTACCATCTTGGTAACCAAGAGCAGCAAATATCTCTTTAGAAATTTCATCACCATCAAGTTGTTGTATCTTTTTAGGCAAAAAATTACCTAATGTTTGTAAACCAAATGCAAGTTTTTCTACCTGTTTTTGAGGGTTAGTTGCTCCAAAGCCAACAGATAGCTTAACAAGAATATCTGATTTCAACATTTGAAGTGCTTGTTCTGGGTCAAGTCCATAACTTGCTGCTATTAAACGTTTAGGATCAGATTCATGTTCTTTCTCAAGCAAAAGAAAATCCATCAACACAGGTTTAAGCCAAGTTTCTGCAAATATTTTTAGTTGAAAGTCTGTTATGTTATTTGCATCAGCAGACATAATTTGCATTCCACCAACTGTTTCATTCATTTGTCTATTGCTAGCAACAGAAGAACTACTGAAAGAACCAGCAAGTTCATCAAGATCGTTATTTAATCTATCCTGTTCTGCATAGCTTGAACTTGTTACATCAGGTGGTGCATCATGACGTACATCACGATTAACATCCTCAACGAGAGTTATACCTCCCGGAGCCGAATGGGTAAGACTTCTAAGATCAATTTTAGCACCTCTCCGAACAAATGACCGCCTATTAACGACTAGCTTTACATTATCAAGTCTTTGGTTAGCTATGTCATTTGCTTCCATCTGCATGCCTCTAATAAGCTCTACAGGGGATGCCGGATGCGTCTTGTGTGTCTCTAGGTTACAAACACCAATACGATATGGTCTGCCTTGTGAGAATACATCTGTAACAGGTACAGGATTACTTAGTAGCTTAGTTTTACCTAAAGTTAGAAAAAAAACATCTTCACCATCAACACGAATTATATTCGAATGAAGCCAAATAATATCATAATCAGATTCTTCATGGTTTTGATTGGTTATTTTTGTTCGACCTTCATTTCTTCGCATCATGGTCGATTCATTGGTTGGACTAGATGTTTCTTTCAATATATCTTCATTGTACTGTTTCCAAGAAATAACAGAAGATGGTGACTGCATCTGTTCTTTAACTTCATATCGGTACATTGGTATAAGTTCTATCAAATAAGGAGAATCTAAAATAGGATCTCTCCAGTCACTGTTAGGATCAAATCTAAAATTTTCAACAGGTACAAGATCACAAGTAAAACGATCATCGGTTACTCTTCGATTTAAGAGCATCCCATCTTCAATTTTAGTTTTTTCCTTATAAAGCCAATCTTGCTTAGAAATAACAATACCTTGTACCATTGCATCTTGATAAGCTCCTAAACATGTCTGGAACCAACGCATAACAGGTTCTGCTAACCGTCCATTGATTAAATTATTAGCTATTACAGCACCATATTTAGCTGTTTTATCATCAGGGTAAAGAGCTTCACAACTAACAATATCAGTAGATGAAAAATATGCTATAGCAGCAGCAGCTTCATGTCTTCGTATAGTTGACCGAGTTTTAGGTCTAAATATCTTAGAACGATATTTATAGGAAGAAGAATTATATTTAGAATTACTAGCATGTTTACTATTAAACTGATCTATATTTTTATTAATCTCTTTACGTATAGAACTGTTAAAAAAGTTATCACTAACGCGAAAAGCATCATTAGCTATAGCAAGCCAATCTTCATCTTCTTGCTCTTGTGTCTGTTCTTCGTCTGATAATAATAATGGTTCTTCTTCTTTATCTTTATTATATTCACCAAAAAGATCCATTAACTAATATCTCCTATAGCAGAGCCAGCAAAGTCTCTTTTAATATTAAATTGTTTTCTAGCTCCAACATCCATACGATGTCTTTCTAGTATCTCACCGCAAGCTTGCATAACAATTTTAGGATCAGTCTCATTTAAGAGTTTATCTAATGGAATACAAAATCCATAATCACCATTTAGTTCTAAATTGCGTATAGAAACAATACCTGTAGCTAAAACACATTCAACCCACCATTTCCAACCGGGATAATGTTTTTCAAGTTGCTTACCAACTAAGGAACAAATTTGATTTTCATAAATCTTTTCTTGTAAACTTCTATTATCTTTCATCTATAACCCCAATTATGTACTTGCTATTAAACCTTATTCATCATCATCATCATCGTAGGAATAAACATTTCCACTATTTTTAGTGAACTTACGATTCGTAAATTCATAGGAAGGTTCTGGATCTGAATACATACGAGGATCTTTATTTAAACATAAATCTTTTATAGTAAACTTTTTAGTTGCCATATAGAACTCCTTATAATAATCGTATAACATAATATCTTTTATATAAGCAAATTATATATCTTCATAATAATCTGGATATAGTTCATTTATATCAACTATATTTATAGGTGGTGTTTCATATGAAAAACATAAAGCAAGTGAATCTCCACGGTCAGGACTACTTAAACCACGCCTTTTCATATCAACCTTCTTCTCTAACTGAAGTCTAGACTTAGCATCATGACCATAAGATATACCAATAAGATCATCCTTCAACTTAACATCATCTGGAATTTGAGCTAACCGGAGCCAATCTTTCATTCTAGACCACATCTCTATTCTTCTATTAAAGAACTGTCTCTCATCCTCTGCCTTATTACTACTAATGACCTCTATAGGGTAAAATCCTAGTTGTTTAAGTCTATCAAATACACCAGCACCAATGCCAATACTATCTACAAATACATGATCAGGATGGTATCTATTCCACATTTCAGCAACTTTAGCGGCTACCTCCATTGTATCCAAACCCTTATACTCATGAATCTCTTCTAGCTTACGACCATGAACTCTAGTAATAACTGTACTATCTTCACCATAACGGGCGACATCAACTCCAAATAACTTAGGAGCACCAAAAGGAACTTCTACTTCTCTTTCCATTGCTGCTTCTACTAAACCTGTAGAAATAAACTGATCTGTGCCTGCTTGTGGAAATTCCCCCAATACACGTACCTTGACAAAGTCACTCTGTATCCCATAATCATCAATCCAATCATTCAGTTGATCCTTATTTGTCATCTTAGCGGTCCGACTATCCACCCTAGTATTAGCCCATCTATGTCTAAACTTACCAAAACACTCTCTAAACCTGCCTATATTCTTGGTAGGATTTCCAAAAACAAACCACAATATCTCTGTATCCTTATCAGTCAATGCCCCTTCAGAAACTTCCCATATAGTATCTGGTATGGCTGAAGCTTCATCAAATATAAGTAATATCCTTTTACCTCGATTATGTAACCCAGCAAAAGCCTCTGTATTTTTCTCAGACCAAGGAATTACATCAAACCTCCAAGTCTTTTTGTATTTAGGATCTGTGCTGAAAAAACTAGTTGCTGTTAACTCAAACCAATCCTTAATAATACACATCCTGTTCCACTTAGCCATCTCTGACCAAGTTTTTGTCCTTAACTGGTTCTCTGTATTAGCTGTAACAACCCCAGTTGTGTCCCTATAAGTAGCCATTGCCCAATGAATTAACCATGCTACAAGAGCAGATTTTCCTGTACCATGACCAGTACTAGCAGCCTCTCTAATAATAGCCCCTAACTCACCACCAGCTCTTAACCCATCACCAACTCTCTTCAACATCTCTACCTGCCAAGTATCAGGGCCATCAAACCCCTTTAATTCCCCCTCCCCCCAAGGGAATGCATAATAAACAAAAGATAGTGGATCATGGGTGAACTCAGCAATATCCTTAGTTAACTCATCATTATATGACATTAACAACTCCTTATTCTCTTATAAAAGTATTTCACAATTTTTTCTTTATAGCAAATATAGAGCTCTCAGGGAAAATTATTTCATATTTTTTTTCATAAAGACTCTTGGGATTGAGAGGAACGTATATAGGGGTAGGTAGACCCCCAATTCCTGTAAGCTGGCTAGATTGGTCTGGCTTGGTCTGGCAAAGGGGTACTCTGACCAAAAAAAACAATACCCTAACAACCCTATCCCTCTGCCTGCTACCTATGCTCTCTCTTGTGTGTAGGGGTTCTTCCCTATCCTTTTTAAAACCTTGCAGTCACAATCATGTGCTGCATACTTACAAGGAGCTATTATGAAAACTATCACCGGTAAAGTAAACTTCGTTGGAGCAGAAAACATCCTTATCAACGCTGGTCGTGCAGATGGTCGCAGCATCTCTGTCCCTGTGGTATCGTTCAAGGGTCAGGTTCCTGAGAAGTATCAGAAGCTGGACTTTGAGGTTACTGCCGTTGGCCCAAAGATTAAGCGTGACAACGATGGTGAGGTGATCTTCAAGAGCAAGTCTGCGTATGTAGCAGGCTTCAAGGTTCTCAAGCTGTGGGAACCTGAGATGGTTATCGAGGAAGAGGATGATCCTTCCGACAATGACTACAACGCACCGTTTTAATGTTCGGTGTATTTGTCCTGCTGGTTCTACTGGCAGGACTTTACTCCATGTTACGATAACAGGAGCCTCGTATAGCTAGCCCTTCGGGGCTTTTTAGGATTATGCATGCCCTTATGCCATTGTAATACCATATCTTGTGCCCCATCCAATTTAACCTTGTTACCCGCCCGTGGAGGACTGGCACTTAGTGCCCATATATCAGCTACTTACATATATGGTATGACTTGGTATAAAGGGTGATTTAGGGTGTTCTCAGCGAAATGTTGATAATTTTAATGGATATACTGATTGTTTTTGGTTGTTTTTGGTTGTTTTTGGTTATTTTTGATCATATTTTTAAGTTGTTTTTAGATTACTTTATCAGATAGCCTTAGTTTCATTGGGTTTTTTGGTTATCTTGGCTGGTAGTTAGTTACTGTATAGTCTTAGTATAAAAACAGCAGGCTTTCTATGTATCACATTCTATTACTTTATTAGCTTCAATAACTCGTAACCTGTTCATTTCTAGTGTATTAGTATTGTTTCCATCTGTATTAACTTGTTCTATCTTATCTACATAACCGAAATTGTTTTTAAGTGTGAAAATGGAACCAGTAGCATTTAGATGACCAGATAACATTCCTTCCTCTGTACGTGAGAGTATCTTTTGTTTAGCAAGACTAACTAACTGCTTGAAATCATTAGTATAATAGTCTGCTTTCTGGATATTCATAAGAGTTTTACGGTTAGTTTCTAGTGCTAATGCTAGTCCACTAACTGTATATGGTGCTCGTCTTTCGTCACAGTCTTCAAAGTAATCATCAATAGCAACCCGAAGAAGGTTTATGTCTTCAAACTTCTTACGCTGTCCATCTAGTAGATTTAGATATACTTCACCCATATATGTTACCTCCTACTTAAGAATAGCAGGCTTTAACGTGTATTACAATTCTTTGTTTATAGGGATTTTTCCCTATCCTTTTTTTATCGGACTTGGAGAGATCATGTTTGAGATACTTTTACTTACAGCAGTCGTGTTGATAGTTATTCTGTATGCCTTGTTATGTGCAGAGAGCAGCACAATGAAGCATGATAACCCACCATGTGTCTATGATCGCTTGTCATAGGTCACTTACCCCTTACCCATGGAGAAATAGTTATGAAATGGATGAATACACCAAACGGTAAAATATTACAAGCAACAGAGTATAACCACCTACCTGAGAAAGAAGTTCGTGGGGTTCGTATGGACTTGGTTGATATCATGGAGCAGATGGAAACACTTGATGATGTTTACGGAGAGGATATATGGGGGGATATGTGATGGAAGAGTTATTGTTGACTATTAAAGATGAAGAGTTAAGAGCAGCAATCGAAGCTGCTTATAACTCTTGGATAGCTAGAGCTTATCAAGATGGTTGGGATGACTATCTTGAAGTTACTGCTAGATCAGTACAGCGGGATTTCAATATAAGAATCCCTATAAACTAGAAGAGCACATGATTTATGAATATCTGATCAAAGACTTCTGGGAGCCAAAGATACGTGAAACTTGGTTCATAGAAGATTCGCAGCAGATGATGACGATCATACTAGCTGCAACTCAAACTAAGAATCGTCCTATCAAGTCCTGAGTATGACTCTAAAAGGCTCCAAGGGTAGGTCAAGTTGTCAGAACCAATCAGGCGATCTCTGATCTGCCAGATGATTATTTACCATTGCCTATCAATATCAATAGCCTGCTGCTGCAGGAAGATATCTACTGTTGATGTTGATAGACTTTGGCAAGCAATCATGCTTGAACAACAATATGGAGGCAATATGTCGAAATGTATCAAAAAGAGAAGTATTGTTATCAGGACAACAAATGATAAAGCAACAAACCTCGTTCTTGATGGATGGAAGTACACCGACAAGAAATCATGGAAAGAAACACAAAAAAGGACAAAAAAATGAAATCTGGAATCTGTTCAACATGTAGAAAAGAAACACAAATATATCACAATGGATATTGCTTAAAATGTAACAAAATACATGTCTATGCATGGAGAAAACGCAATAAAAAAAAAGTAAAAATTTATAGAAAAAAAGAAGCACAAAAAGCAAAAGATAATTTACACGATAATTACATAAAAAAAATATTAACTCAAAATACTGATTTAAGTTGTAAAAATATACCTCAAGAACTAATTTTAACCAAAAGATTACAATTAGCTTTTTTAAGAGAAATAAGGAGAACAACATGTCTGAAATAAAACATATGAGTCAGCTTAGAAATGAATTAATACATGCATTTATTGCCTTTAAAAAAGGAGAAATCTCTATCAAACAAGCTAGAGAAATAAACAAGTTTGCTAAAAACATTATAAATACAGCAAAAATACAAATTGCATATCAACTTATTAATTCAAGCAATGTAAAAATACCTTATCTAGAAGAACCAAAAGAATTAAATCAATAGAAAACAAGTATTTACTCACAGCAGCAGGGAGAATATACAAATGATTAAAATAATTAATAAAAAAAGATACAACACGGAAACAGCAATATGCATTGCTACAGAATCTTATTTATATCCTAATGATTTTAACTATTGGAAAGAATCATTATATATAACAAAAAAAGGAGCATATTTTATTGCTGGGAAAGGTGGAGCAATGACTAAATATAGACATTTATGTGGCACCAATTCATATTGCGAAGGTGATGGACTTGAATCTATTACTGGGGTAGAAGCTATAAAATGGTTAGAAAGATATAATTTTGTTGATGAGATAGAAAAACACTTCAATAGCTACCTTGAAGACGCGTAAAAAGGAGACAACATGAAAAGATCAGCAGTCAGTTTAATAGGACAAGATTTAACTATCGAGCAGTTTCACGAAACAGCATTCTTTGATGTGAAGGAAGTTCCTGCATATCACAAGATTGGAGAAAACTTTCACCCAATTCCGAACAAGAAATGCATCTTAAGAGAAGACAATGACCAATATCTATCAACCGTTGGAGCTAATTTCTCTATTATCGACAATAAACATTACTTCAATGCTGTAATTAAAACACTTGGAGAATCTGCTATCAGTTATAAACCAAAACAAGCTTGGATTGAGGATAATGGAACAACAAATATGATTGTTGAACTACCTGATTTCAAAATGTTTAAAGGAACTGATGAAGAACAATATGGTGAAGCACGATTTAGCAATTATTTTAACGCCATGGGTAAAGCTAAAGCAATCTTAGGGTCAGTAAGACTTATTTGTACCAATGGTATGACTGCTTTTACTCAAGACTTTAAAATGAACATGACTCATAAGGGCGATATTGAACAAAAAACTAAAGATGCTGTTGAATTATACCTAGATATTGACAATGTGTTTAAGGATACAGAGTCATTTATCACGCAACTTGGTAATACATATGCAAATAAAGACAAAGTAGCAGCATATATAGGTGATGGTACGTTTACAGCACAGTCATTACTAACAGGAGAACGTTGGACTAAGAAGATTTATACAGAATGGCAACAGGTAAATGAAACTGTCTGTTTATGGAATCTCTATAATATGTTTACTGAGATTTTCTCACATAGATATGGAAGTAATTATTCTTCTAAACAAAGAAAACAAGAACAGCTTAATAGAGAAGTATATAAATGGAAAAGTTTACTTTGCTGATTAATAATTAATTTAAACAGATTACTGAAGCAGCTTAAGGAACAAATTATGAGTATATTCAGAAATTTAAATAAAGAAGAAATAAAAGAGTTCAAACAATGGGCTAGAGATAATCACAAAGCTGGAGATCACTTCGATGAAAATCTTTGGCATCCAGTTGTTATCGCAGAATGTAAACAAATTGATAGCGAAAGAAACTTAGCATATAAATAAAGGAGAATAACAATGGAAAAGAAAATGATTTTTACATTTGGATCTAGTTATAATGTAAAGAGTTTTTGTCTTTCATCTGAAATAGAAGAAAATCAATTCTTGGCTTTGATGAAGAAAGTAAAACAAGTTTCAAAAGAATATGTATTTCACAAGCAATACTATATTGAAAATGATGAAGTTTTAGATATGACAGTTTCCTTTCAAGAGGTAGTCAATGAAGAACAACTTGTTGAACTAAGAGCTAAAGAATTAGCTGAACAAGAAGAAATTATAAGAAAGAAGCAGCTAAAAGAGCTAGAAGATGATGTACCAGAAGATAATTTATTAGATAATATTATCTTCACAAAAGATATATAAAACGAGCATATATACGTCAAGAAGAGACAAACTAACTCAGCCCCTTGGTAAGGTATACCTTGGGGCTTTTTAGGAGATTAAAATGGGTGATTATAGATTTTGTCCTGTATGTGGGGGAATGATAGAAGCAGGTAGTGATTCTACATGTACATGTGAAGATGATGAATACAGTGAATTTCTCCATGAACAAGTTAAAGATAAAATACTTGATGAGAAGTGGGAACAGGAACATGCTCATGAATTGATCAATAAAGGAGGTTTGTAATGGGTACAAAGTGTTTAACAGTTATTAAAGATAATGGTGGAAAAGAGATCTGTGTCTTATATCGGCAAATGGATGGATATCTTGAAGGACATGGAATGGATCTAGCTATATTTTTACAGAATATGACTATTATTAATGGTATTTCTTCGGGAGACAACAGTAACAAAGCAAATGGAATGGACTGTTTGGCTGCTCAGATTATTGCTTATTTTAAAGATGGTATAGGAAGCTTTTATTTATACCCTGCTAATACCAGAAACTGTGGAGAAGAATATATTTACGAAGTATATCTACAAGATAAAATCTTAATGATTCGTATCATAAACCAATATGCAGAAGAAAATGATGAACAAATAAATGTAAAAGCATCTGACCTTGCTAAAGCTATCAATGAAATAACTGAAAAAGAATAGTTTGTAATGATTAATTGGAGTAGCAGTTTATGTTGCTGCTCTTATTTAGTTCTTACACACCAACCAAAGGAGAAAATATGCAAAGAATAATATTATCTAAAAACATTAAAAGGAACTTAGAGATTTCAATAGATTCTTACTGGATATTGACGGAACAAAAAGGAGAATTAAATGTTTACCTATGAACAATATATAGCAAAAGAATGTACTCACAGAGAGTATTATGCTCAATTTGCACCGATATTCAAACGTACTGTAGCCAATAAGTTTGATGTTGTTTATCTACAAGAAAAACTAGCAGAAGATAGATATCTTAATAACATTCCACTGAGTTACTGGGACAGACTATCAGAAATATATAAACATGCGTTTTCTATAAAAAATGAAACTATTAATGGATCATATGGATGGTCATTGTCTGATGGTGTATGTGCTGCCAAAGAAGCAGCAATTCAAATAGCAGAGGATGATCATGATTAGTAATAAAAAATGTGAAAATTGCGCCAATTATCAACGACTTCATAATCACTTCCAAGGGGGTTTATGTTTTATTACTGACATGGGTATCCGTGGTGACCATCAGCGTTGCAAATTTTGGCGTGGTATTAAATATAACCGACAAGATAATAAAATAGTGGAACAGGCAACGTTCCTTGTATAGTGGACCCCATATTTCAGACAATAGTTTAAGATGGTAGCCTGCAAAATAAAAAGGAGCAGGTAGTGAGCGAAAAAAAGCGTAAATGTTTCACCAGCAAATTTAAATCCAAGGTTGCTATCGAAGCGATCCGTGGGATCAAGACTGTGAATGAAATCGCCCAGGAATTTGGAGCTCATCCGACTCAGGTCGGTCAATGGAAAAAAGAATTGCAAGAGCAGGCTGCGAGTGTTTTTGATACTAAGCGTGGTCCTAAACCAGATCCGTCATCAAGTTCAGAGCGACTCTACTCTGAGATAGGGCGCTTAAAGATGGAGTTGGACTGGCTTAAAAAAAAGTCCGGGATAAGCCAGTAGAGCACCGTCGGCCATGGGTCAATCGGTATGATCCCTTAGCGGTAACCCGACAATGTGCCCTGGCTGGTGTCAACCGCTCCACAATTTACGCACCACAATCGGTTGTCAAACCGAATAAGCAAGAATTGCTGCTACTGTTTGAAATTGACGCTGAATATACGCGACATCCATTTTATGGTAGCCGTAAGATGGTGGTATATCTGCGGGGCAAGGGCTATCTAATCAACCGAAAGCGGGTTCAACGGCTGATGGGCATATTGGGTTTGGCAGGTATGGCACCAGGGCCAAATACCAGCCGTGCGCATCCGCAAAATAAGATTTATCCGTACTTGCTCAGAGGCGTCAGTGTTATACGCCCTAATCAGGTATGGAGCACAGATATCACCTATATCCGCCTAACGCGCGGGTTTGTGTATCTAGTTGCAGTGATCGATTGGTATTCGCGCAAAGTATTGGCATGGCAATTATCGAATACGCTTGATAGCAGATTCTGCGTAGAGTGCCTCGAACAGGCACTAAGCAGATATGGAGCCCCTGATATTTTCAATACCGACCAGGGGTGTCAATTCACGAGCGATGCATTTACCAGCGTCCTCAAGTTGCATAAAATTACAATCAGCATGGATGGCCGTGGTCGAGCATTAGACAACATCTTTGTGGAAAGACTATGGCGCAGCGTCAAGCACGAAGATGTGTACCTGAGAGGCTATACTGACATGCCTGCATTGCAGTCAGGGCTAGCCAATTACTTTGAATTCTACAACACGGAAAGAACTCATCAATCATTAAATTACAGTACTCCAGAACGCGTCTATAAAACGGCATCTGGAGGCGGAGCAAAAATTGTAGATAAATTCGGCAACAAAGATAAAGACTCTCTAAAGAAAGAGACTAAATCGGGGCAACAACGTTCAGTGGCATATAGCTAGCTACCATCTTAAACTCAATGAAATATTGTCTTGACCAAAGGGTCCACTTTATTGTCGCTCAAAATAAAAGAAGAAATAGATAATGAAAATGTGAATTAAAAAGGAGAAAATAATGAAAACATTGGAAATAAGTAACGAAAATATAAGATCTAATGCTTGGACTGATGCTCGGTCTGCTGCTCAGTCTGCTGCTCGGTCTGCTGCTCGATCTGATGCTTGTGCTGCTTATGCTGTTGCTAATAAAAGCCAAACAACATGATTTCAGAATTTGAAAAGAATAAGATATTATTAAATGTATCCGACGATCTTTAGTAGATGCATTACTTACTAACAAGGAGTGATTATGGCTACAGCATTACCAACTTGTAAACATGGAATTATCTTAGGCAGCATTCACCCATGCGAAGAATGCGAAATAAATAAGATATTAAGTGATTGGAAATCACAAGCTAAAATAGCTTTATTACTTAACATTGATGAGAATGATGTGTGGGAAAAGGTTTTCGCTGGTCACAACATCATTCAAGAAAAATGGGGTGGAGATTTTAACTATGTCATGATGTACAAGGAGAATCCAAATAAATAATTGTTCTGTATGTAATAATCAATTAGCTACTATAACTGTACATTATCCAGGGGGACCTATGGGTACTCGTATCAAGAAGATGGAGACTTATTGTCCATACTGTAACTGGAAAGGTGCTGCTGGCCTGGGGAAGCAACTAAAAGAACTTATTAAGGAGCATAATAATGGAAAAATATAGTGCACTAGATTATATCAAGATTGATATTGCTAATCAGTATGGCCTAGATAAGAAGTCATTTGCTCAGCGTATAGCTTGGGTAAATAGTATTAAGGATCTGCGTAGCAAAATTGATCAAGCAGAGAAACTTACTCAGTATTTAGCTGGTGTATTAGCTCTAGAAGATGTTCTAGCTGGTAGGCCATCCGGTCCCTTAATAACATTCCACTAAGTGACTGGGACAGACTATCAGAAATATATAAATATGAGTGTGCTATAAAAAAATATGGTCAAGCTGTTGTAGATGCAGAATGTGAATTAGATGAAACAAAACCATAGGAGAATCAAATGGGTGATCATGCTGATGATTTAATGTTTAAAGAAATAATGAGTTCTGGTTGTTACGATGAAGAAGAGTATTGGTATAAGCAGCTTGCCAAAGGATTATGGAATACAAGCAATGGCAAAATATTAAAGATTAAAGATATGGATATAAACCATATTAAAAATACAATTTCCTATCTTGAAAAAGCATACGAAGAACCAAATGTATTCCATGACTATATAAAAGAATTTAAACTTGAACTTTGTTATAGGAGCAATAAATGAACGAAGAACTTAATAAATTACTTGGTAAAAGAGTAAGACTTATAACAAGCCAAGATCAAAATAGTAGAATATGGAGAAATAGCTAGAGAGATTTATAAACCAAAAGAAGAACTTTGGAAAAGTGAGATTATTTTATGAAAGCATATTATTTTTCATGTACCGATAAAAAATTAGGCTATGATGACAATAGAGTCATTAAAAAAGGGCGAACTCACAAAGTTAAGGGCCCATTAAAACTGTGTCTTTGGGGGTTACACGCATCAAAAAGAATAATTGATGCTCTTGAGTATGCGCCAGGACCGTATCTGTGGGTTGTCGAATTATCAGGAGACATTATTGAAGGGTCAGATAAAGTTTGTGCTTCTGAAAGAACTTATATACAAGGATTTAATGCTGAAAAATTGTTAAAAGTATTTGCAAGAAAACAGACATTAATCAATATCGAAAAGATTAAACCGCATTGTTCTGAAACTGATTACAAACTAATATTACAGTTTTTGGAAACAGGTAACGAAAATATAAGGTCTGCTGCTCAGTCTGCTGCTCAGTCTGCTAGATATGCTGCTTGGTCTGCTGGATATGCTGCTCGGTCTGCTGCTCGGTCTGCTGCTTGGTCTGCTGGATATGCTGCTCGGTCTGCTGCTCGGTCTGCTGCTGAGTCTGCTGCTCGGTATGTTGCTTGGTCTGCTGAGTCTGCTGCTCGGTCTACTGCTCGGTTTGCTGCTCAGTCTGCTGCTCGGTCTGCTACTCGGTGTGCTGTTGAGTATGCTGCTAATGACATGCTACAAAAAATGGTTGATGAACAGTTAGGAAAATTATGAAAGCATATTATTTTTCATGTACCGATAAAAAACTAAGATTTAATGATAATAGAGT